GTCGTAGACGAAATGCCTGTAATTGTGCTTACATTAACTATGTTTGGTGCAGTCACCTTATTTCTCCTTATGCGTGACGGGCGAAGTCGCCGTGAAGATTGTTTCTAGCTTTGGTCGCAGCCAAAGCCGCTTCTTCTATTGTATCAAAGTAACCGATGTTTGTGCGAATTTTATTCGCATCCACATACGCAAACCATCGCCCACTATGAGAATGCCACGAAACTCCCTTAAAACCAGAACTATTGTTTTTAAACTTTGACCGATTAGACGCATTTTCAGATGCCTCACAAGGCCGCAAATTTTCAATACGATTGTCTAAAACATCGCCATTAATGTGGTCCAGTTGTTTTGGAACTTCACCGTAATGATACATGTATATTAAGCGGTGAAGACGGTAGCTTTTACCATCTATCTTAACTGTTACATATCTATGTGAACGTTTTTTAAGACTTTTGGGCCTGCATCCGATAACTGAACCAGCAAAATTTCCGTTTCCTGACGTAGCATATCGCCGAACCAGATTTCCATCTGATCGGTAATCATAACGATCCTGTAATTCAGATTGCGTTATCATAGTTTTTGTCACCCAAAAACGATAGCCATAGCTATGGCCTTACCAGTTGAAATTCCAGCACTACCAAAACTTAAAGTGCCGCTACCATTTGTTACCAGTGCTTGGTCTGCACTACCATCAGATGTTGGCAATGTAAGCGCATCCACAAATCCTTGCAAGTTTGCGTCATATGCCAAGACATCTGTTCCAATCGCTACGCCTAAGTTTGTACGTGAAGTTCCTGCGTTTGAAACATCCGATAAATTATTGGCTGCAAGAAGTGCGCCTGTGACTGGGACAGAAGCAAAAGTGGACGTTAAATCAATAACCGCTGCTGTCGCTCCTGCGCCATCACAGTAAATAATCGCAGAGTTACCATCAGAAACGCTGACGTTGGCCCCTGAACCTTGAGTAAATGTTGCCGTTTGTCCTGAGTTGTTTTTCACAAAATACAAACGCTTTACGTCATTCGGGCTTACTGTAATCGTATTAGTTCCTGAAGGAGTACCCCCTAAAACAAGAACGTGATACTGACCATCTGAAGCCGACCCATCGCTTGTTGTTAAAGTATGGGTTGTTCCAGAAAGAGTAATATCTCCGACACCTACCGCCAAACGGTCAATGATATCGAAGTTCGTGTTGGTCGATGTACCCCATGTGCCGGATTCATCACCAGTGGCGATCTTTTTTATCCCGCCGTTTGTTGTATAGGTAGCCATATATCCTTACCTTTACGCTGCTATTTCAGTCCAAGTTGTACCCGGTGTTGGTTCCTCTTCAGCCCATGTTTCTCCACCAGAAGGAGATACAGGTGTCCAAGACGTACCCGGATTTGGAGTAATGTTACCATAAACTAGCACAGAACCAACTGTTGCGCTAGAAGAAAGCCCTGTTAGCTCTACAACCGCATCAGCTTCAGCCGTAACTTCCCCAACCTCTCCTGAAGCAATCATTCCAATACTATTAACTGGAACACGCTGGAAGGTGCGAAGATCAACTTCACCAACAGAAGCTGTTGCGGCTAACCCTGTTAGGTTAAGAGTCGAGTCACCAATAATCGTTGGCTCGGTAACGCCACCTGTAGCAGCGATCCCTGTCACATTTACATCAATACCAGTGCCTTCGATGATTGTAACTGAGCCGACATTACCAGATGCTTCTAGCCCGGTTTGAGGCACATAAGCACTAATGATTACGTCAACGCCATTAATGGCTGTTGTACCAAGAAGTGAGGCGGTGATCGGTACCGTGACCCCCGCACCCTCTACCACAGTGACGGAACCAACAGCCGTTGTAGCGGCAAGACCCGTTTGCGGGATGTTTTGATCGGTGCGTAGCGTTACATCGCCAACCGTACCTATGCCTTCAACACCAACCGCAGTAACACTGTTGTTGCCCTTGGCAATTACAGAGCCAACCGCTGTTGTAGCCTCAAGACCTGTAAGAACAATCGAGATGTCTTCACGAACAACAGCCGTTCCGACCTGCCCCTGTAAGGCATCAATAGTAGAGGCTTCTCCGCCCCACGCAGTTTCCCCAAACCCTAGCTCACCCCAACCGTTAAGAGTATGGCCCACACGAACGGGGAGTGCTTCGCTCCAAGCACCCTCGCTCCATGTTCCTCGACCCCAGCCTGTGATGCTCGCCATGGGGAAACCCCTTACGCGATACGGATAATCGCGTTAGATGCGTCAGCCGTTGGGAATACGATCTGGAAGTCACCCGCTGTAGAAGACTTGTCAGAACCAAAGTCTAGTACAACAACTGTATCTGTTGTGCCAGAACCAGAACCTGTCGTGGTGTTGTAGATCAACGCCCCACGCGCAGTGATCGTCGCTGACGTAAACGTCAAGTCCGCGAAGTCTGTGAACGCTGTTGTACCAGATGTTGTAGGTGTGACATTCGTCAACGTACCACCACCCGCTGCATACGAACCAGAATCCCCTACTTCGTTTGTTGCAGTATAGTCAGTGGTAGACGCATCAAAGGTCGCGTTGTTGTCATACAACGCTAGTTTAAACGTATCACCTGTTGAGTTTGTAAAGTTATGACTTCCTGTCAGCAATTCCTGCTTGAAGGAAGTACACATGTAGTTGCCGCTGAAAGCCATGTTACAGTCTCCTTATGAGTTCAGCCAGTTCGGGATGTCCCGCATCATTAAGTGCATTATACACAGTTGTGCGGTCACTGCGAATAGCCTGCCGCATATAATATGCAACCAGCTTTTCGATGTGCTTCGAGAAAGCACGAGCTTGGTCCCGTATGCCAGGATGGGCACTATCGGAAACCGAAATTACTTTTTCTACGCATTGCTGCGCCAGTTCTTCAGGTGTGAACCCGCGATTGTCGGTAGAACGAACCCCCACAATCGCATCTTCTTTTGGTACGCTTACGTCAACTTTGAACATTATTGTTTCGCCCTTACAACCTTACCTGTGCGGTACTCGTCTGTTGTTTCCTTGGCTTCTCCCAGCATCTTAATGCCAACCAAAGACTCTTGGAAGCGTGAGTTATACATCGCCATAACGTCCTGCTCACCCTTCATATAAATATACGCCTCGATCAATGCACCGTACAACAACGCCATCTCAGCGTTTTCACTTAGCCAAGTTGTCCCGCTATCAGAACCTGCGGTCAAACTTGCGGGACGGTAGAAGTAGTGAAGCTCCGCAGTATACGTTGTGTCAGGTGTTGGACCCAACAAAAAGTTATCTACGTCAAACACACAGTAATACTTTGGCGCACCTGTCGTGGTTGTGTCCGGTGTATATGTCTGCACGAAGCTCGGATCCTTGAACTCAATAAAGAAACGATCCCCATCCGCACCACGCAAGCTCAACGAGAACGGAGCAAGATAATCAGACGGAACCGCTAGATATGGGTTCGACGCTGTCGTAGATGCTGTCGCATTCTTGCGAAACAAACTAAGTTGTACGTTCTTCAGGATGCGCTCTTCCGCTTGACGGATGAACAACGGGAGATTGTTTACGAAAGACGTTTCATCATTCTCCGTATAATCCTGAATAGCCTGTTTAAGCTGTGCGTATGTAAAACTCATGACGTACTCACCGTAACTGTGCCAACCTGACCTACACCACGAGGGCTAGTCAAGTTTGGGTTTTCTACCAACGGAACACCGACATACGCCTGAACCGTTTCTTTTGTGTCTGGGCGTGGATTTCTCAACGCCTGGGGATCTGGATACGCCTTGGGCGGATATAGCTGCGGATGCTTCGGCTCGAACTCATCTGGACCAACCTTGGCACCCGTCCACTCCACCTTCATCTCACGAAGACGGTAACGGCGACCTGACCGATCCGATATACCCCAAGCATGTTTACCACTAGCGTATGCCATTAAACCCTCAAGTAACTCAAGCTAGGCTGTAGCTTCAATGGTGTGCGACCTTCGTCTTCGTCCGCTGCACGTTGGAACTCTTCCTCGTACACAGACTTCAATAACTGAATCCGCTCTGGCGCACGTTTCATAGCAATATAGTACGCTAACCCCGCCACCATACAAGGATAGAAACGGAAAGGCATATCAGTAGTATTAACCAAAGCATCTGCGTCCTCGATTCTACGAACGTAATAGTAGATCAACTGATCCGTGGAGTTCTCTGGCACTGACCAAAGATTAATCACCGGATCGATCTGACGATCAAAGTAGAACTGACTTGGGCGACCCTGCGTAGTTTTGTTTGGAAGTGTGGCGTATTCGCCACGACTGATTCGCTCGACCTCGTAGTCCGTACCGTCACGACGAAGTGTAACCTCCAACAGATCCACAACGTCATCCGTCAGAGTTTCCTGTGCTTGACCCGCCGTCAGGGTGATTGTCCCCTGCTTAACCGTCCAAAGGTTTAGGCCACGGTTTGCCCAGTCCGCAAACATCAAGTTCAGGGATCGCCGTGCTGTTCGAGCGTCGTAGCCCGTGCGAACTTCGAGGCCACAGCGTTCATACGCCTCCTCGATGATCTCACCGACATCCATGTTAAAGTCTCTTGAACCTGATGTGGTCATGACTCCTGTTTCCTTTCTCCCCAGTTATAGCACTGTAAGTTTACTATAACTGAACCTGCATACTTGCTTTGCAATGACGGCAGACCGTTGTTCATTAAGTCTGCGTAGCAATCCTGTTCTGACGGATGACCTGGGCCACCTACTGCGAAACAAAAGTTTTGCGTACAAATCAGAACAAATGCTGTCCACATTACATTATACCTTTATCCCATATGCGTATCACGAACTCCACGACCAGCCATCACACATCCGCCGTTCTTATACCGTACCATACCACCTTTGGCCTTTCCTTGCGAACGCTTTATAGCTTCCTCGGTAGGCGCACCTTTTTCGCCCTTCTTGCGCATACGTTCGCCAGACCCCTCTTCAATTCTTTTTCTTTTATTGTGGATATTTGTCCACAAACCAGGTTTTCCCATATCGCTACTCCTTTTCTGCGGCGGCGTGGATATCTGGTAACTCATTGAACTCCGACTTATGCTCATTGTACTTCGCACTCCGCACTAAAAAATCCTGCCACATAGGCTTGATCATGTTGTAATTCTCATCAACTTTATAAGTGATAACAGCCACATTGGCGTTCATGCCATACAACTGAAAAGCTCCCCACCCCAAAAGCAAAACAATAAGTGTGCTGAAAACATCCTGAGAATTAAGTTTCATGATCCTACCACATTTTGCATGACCAGTATTTGGCCTTTAGTTTATCCAATGTACCTTTGTCACAACCGTGCCGCGCACGGAAAGACTTACGGCGTTCAGGGTTCGACTTCTTAATTGTCATATTCGCATCTCCGAATCTGACGATCTTTTCTTTTCCCTTATCACATGCTTTTACAACAAACTTCTTCCCGCCAGACTTCTGACGTTTCGGTTTGTTGCATTTCATCTTGTCTTTGTCGACCTTGGCCATCAGAGCGGCCCCCCGTTCTTAATCAGCATCAAATCATAGGCCGCAGTAACGAGAGCGTTGTTGGTTCGAACCGTCGCACGAACATCAATGTCCGATTTTTCAGGAACCGTAAAGGGACAGGTAAAACCATAGTGGTACTCGGAACTTGCCACCTCAAAGGTGTGGCCTACAAAGAAACGATCTCCAGGAAGACGATAGTAAAACGTCCCCGTTGCATCCGCGCCTTTTTGGATAGTCATAACACCTTGATGCAAATACGCAGTATAACCCGCAGGCACCGTATAAACGCCCATAAGGCTTTGGCCGACACCAGCAACCATCTTTGCAACAGTCGTCGCCCCTTTGAGGACAGTAATATCGCCTACATTCGAGGCGGCACCGTTCATCCGAACAGCCTCGATGCGTTTAAAAGAATTTACAGAGGTATTTCCCGAAGGCGCAGTAAGAGCAATCGTTTCCGTAAACTCGTTGTAATCCGAGTCTAATCCTATAACGATTACATTTTTGTCCGCGTCAGACGCGCTAGCTCGAGTAAGGGATATTGTGCCTGCCGTATCCCAAGCACTCCACGGATAAACCGTGTCGTTTACATCCCACAGCGTCCCTGTCTGGTTATTAGACATTTGTGGGACACGGGCCATGCGATGCACAAACTGGTGGCCAGGGATCTGACCCCTAGCCACTTGAAGCTCAAATGGCTCCGATGTTCCGACCTGAGTTATGGATCGGATGTCGTGAACCATGGCGACCTCCTATGAAAGGATGATCGTGAGTTCGTTACTCGTACCCGTGAACGCATCAACGAAAACACCACTGCTTGCAATGATGCCATCGTCAGGGATGTTCATGACATGATGCCCCGTTGGGAACTTCTGTGTCAAAATAACATCTCCGTTGGTGTCGCCGTTTTTCAACGTGAACGCACCAGCAGCAGCCGCATAAATTACGACCTGACGCAAACGAGAACGAGATGGACCGACAACCGCAGCCGTCGTTCCTTGAACCCAGTTATATGCTGTTACTGGACCAGCCATGATCTATCTCCTTATCCTGCGGAGACAGTCAAAACACCTGAGTTACTCCAGACCTGTCCTGCAACAGATGGATCAGAAGTTGGTAGGTCTTTGATGATCACAACGCTGTTTGT